GTTTGTTAACATGTGTTTCTCCTTTATTAACAGCTGAACTTATATTGCTATGGGGTTCAGCAAGGCCCATATTTAAATATATTTACTAGTCTTATTTAATGTACTTCCAGGAGTCTTCTCGTGGATTCTTTGTAATACTTCTTTAAATCCGTTATCAGCTTTATGAATACCCAATCTAACTGGATCAATGAGTGGAGTAAGACCAGTGATTAATGGTTCAAGATTTGGGTTAGCTTCGAGGAACTCTGCCTTTGCAGCGATACTCATAACTCTTTCAAATACTTCACCAGTATCTTTGTTTCTAAAATCATATGTTGGCATAATTTTTCCCTTATAGGCTTATTTATACTATTTTTTATTGAAAAACATCGCCCAGGTGAATCTATAATGAGGAGCTAGTTGTGATTGGGCCCTTATAGAATGAGGCATTTCACCATCAAATATCAATAATCTAGCTGGCTTGTACATAGATGTATAGACAATCTCACTCATGTCATCATTATAAATGACGGTCTCACCAGCCCATTCAGGTTTCCAATCTAAGTTGATATAGTATATCAATGATATCTGATTAGAATGGGTGTGAGGATAGTTAGTATCTGATGGGACTGATACGTTTATTGTTGTCCTCACTACCTCAAGGTCTTTATAAGGTTTAAACTCTTTTAATGCTTTAAGCTTATCTAAAAATCCTATGCGACTAACATCAGCTGGACTATAGTCAGAATGTATATAGACTTGATTCCTTCTATCTAACGGAGATGGCCCATCTTGTGAACCTATCTTAAAGAAAGAGTTAGACACATAATCATATAGCTTCTCATGATATGCTGTACCAAACGGGTTATCTATGATTATAGGTTTCATTTACCAAACATCCGTGCAAAGACACACTTGGACTTTGCTCTATCAGATACGTTACGTCTATTCATCTCTGCTTGTGTAATCTCTTCAGCTTCTAATTGTTTATCAGTGGCATCCATAACTGTCATGTCTGCTTGTACTTTTGGCACTAACATGTAGTGTGCTATAGGTGTACCAGCTTTGAGTAGAGTCTCTCCATTTAATACATGCCATTTTAATTGCACGTTTAGTTGTGATACACCGTATTCTTGTGAAAAGAATCCAGGCATGGTAGTAAATCTAGTCTCTTCTGAATATGGAACCGGACCTTCCATCAAGTAGTATCCTTTTGGAACTATACATCTCCATGGAGTATGGATCTTTAATACTGCGTTTAATGAATCATCCCATCCACCTTGATAGTCTGCTAACTGAGAAGATGGGTGAAAACCTACTGCCTCACCTACTTCTGCTTTACTCTTCATCTTCTTTTGGTCTATAGCTGAACGCCATTTAAAAGTTTGTTTATCACCATTTGTAGTGATGATGATATCTTGCCATGTAGTCATGATCCAACCATATCTCATTAAATTAAATACACCTGGGCACTTTGCAGTATGCATGAACTTATGGTGACCATATTCAGGCTTCTTAGTTTGTTCTACAAATTCTTGAGTAGCTTTCTCAAACCAATTTTGTTTGATTGTATAAGCTGGAACTATAGGAGCCAGCTTAGTAACTTCAGGTATTAATGAAAAGAATTCTAACTTAGGGCGCTTGTTGAACATTATGTATCCATTCTGGCTGTTGTCGTTTTTTCCACGAGAACATCCGTTGTTTTTCACCATTGTAATAGTTTCGATATGACTGTACACCGTCACCAGGTACTTTATATTTATCAGGCATTGCTGGAGTAGGATCCGTAAAATGGTTACGAGGAATGTTATGCGGCATTTGTTTTAGATTTTCTACAAGACCTGAAGCTTCGCACTTATGTACTTTTCCATATCTATATGTGTACTCCTTACATAGCTCTGTCAATAATACCCATAGCCACATATAGTTTTCAGATCCACTCCTACACCATACAGCTGAAGGATGGTTGACATGTGTAGCACTATATAATCCTTCATTGCGCTCGTCAGATAATACCCAACGTTTGACGTTGCGACCTGTAGCAGTCTTACCCATTACTTGATCTCCGTCGAGTACACGATGTGCTGTAGATAGCAATTGACATGACTCGAGTATCATCTTAACACAATGCTTATCGACATGCATCTGTGCTGCTGTCATTGGGTCTTTATGTAAATAAAATATATTCATAGTTTCATGTATTCTAATAATGTTGGATCTATACGAACGTCTACTGATAGTATGATACGTTCAGATGTACCCTCATGTTTAACAGAGTGTAGATAAGGACCACCGTCCTTAAATGCTAATAACTTACCTTCATGCCATGTTTGGGTCTCTTCACCAACTGTAATCTTACATTCTAGGTCTTCAACTAAACATAAGTGTATACGCATGAAGTTCGGTGTAGTCCCATCATGTGGATGTATAACAGATCCAGGTATGAGTCTGCTTATAAAGCTATTAACTAAGTTACCTTCCTTCTCTAACTTAGAGATGACTTTATCTATAGTAGGACATCGTTGCTTGGATCTTGCAATGATTTGATCTATGATAGCTTGCTGTTCAGGTGTACTATTTTGGTCTATGTATTCCTTTTCAAATACAGACATAGGTACAGCTTTCCAATAGTTATCATAGAGCATATATCTCTCGTTGTTGTAGAATACTCCGTACTGAGGATAGTCTATAAGAGTGTTAGGATCACGTACATAATCAAGAGCTTCCTTCTTTATCTGCTCATAGTTATTCACTAGATCGATACAGATAGGAGAATCTTTGATTATATCATGCCAAAAATATGGCTCATTAGCTGAATAGTTCTGGAGTTGTGAGTTTTGGGTTGAAGTGCACATGATCTAATAACCACCTTTTCATTTTCAATGCACCCTTATCTTGCAGTGCGTATGCTTCAATTTCCCATGGTTGACGACGATATATGTATCTATGTTTGTCGTCCTCATATGTTAAGTATTGGATCTTAACATTATATTTAAGTTGACCAGATATAAATTGCTTGGCATGGACTAACTCATGGGCTATCGTCTTACATAGACTGGATGTATTTTTTGCATTTAGTTCAATTAAGATATCATCATCGTATTCTTGATCGCAAGAACCTAACATCTCATCAGTCTTATAGTTCTTAAACAAGAACGTATACTTAACGTCTTTTGTTTTCTTAGGATACTTCTTAGCTATGTCTTTGATAATGGTTTTTTCAGCAGATATACATTGCTTGACAAACGTCGTTAATCTACGTGTAGATAATCGTTCTACTGCTGGAGTGCAATAGACCGAAATTTTATCTGACCTATAGAGTAATATTTGTCTTATCATAATACTAGTATACCACATCCTTTGATTAAAGTACATGCTAACATAACTTATTGATTATAAAGACAATTTAAAACACACCCAGACTCATATGCTGTCTGATATATAGCTTACTATCTATTTATGCAAATTTATGCTTTGGGAGCTGCGGGTGCGATGAACCCAGCTTCCTCTACAAGCTTACGGGTGATCTTTTTATATAGCTTAGGTATCTTTTGGTCCTTGATAGCTATGATTAATTTAGCCTCAGAAGGATGTACAGATTCTAATAAAGATATGAATAACGCTTCACGCTTTATAGGTTTTAAGTCTTCTCTAAGGAATATGTAAAAGCGTCTAAGTTCCTGTGTAAGGATAGCTGGATTCATGCCAATGGGTGCTGCGTCTTCTCTATAAGGAGGTTCATCCTCAGGAAGTTTAAACTTCTTCTCAGGTAAGAAAGCATATTCAAATACTATCTTAAGCGCTGTATTATTCTTATACTTAGTTGATAATAACTTGGGATCTTTATTGATCTCTTCAAGTATCTCTGGTAAAAATGTTGTTGCCATATTAAAAGTCCTCTATCTCGTCTAATAACAGACGACATTGGTTTTTGATTAAATATTCCATAACAGAATTCTTGTCACCTTTAGGTTTAGTATTCTCATAAGTATATATGATGATTTTAGCTAATTGTTCAGGTATAAAGTCAAAGTTAACTAACTGTTGATTACGCTGATAGTTCCTCTTCTCTTCATCATTCTTACACGCTTCAATGCCCTTTTCAAAAAATTCAGGGAGCC